GGCATCAAGTGCTTGCTTAAATCCTTGTGAGATCTACACGATGCATCAAAAACAACTCTAGCCATATCTCTATCATCAAACTTAGTGGCTCTGAATTGTCCCTTGAGAAAATTACTTGATCCTGGCATTCCTGGTTTGGCTGCAAAAGATATTTGTATAACAGGTTCTTTTCCATCAAAAATATGTCTGGCTGTAAATCCTATGGTACCTTTGACAAAGAATATGAATGCTTTTACTGATTCTCCATTGGCGTACACAAAAGTAGCTTCCTCTGTGTTCAATGCAAGAGCATTGGCCATTTGATTAACTTCCAGTGTTCCATACTGTCCATCAACCTCTTCTACATCAGCTTGTCCCCATATTCCTCCACTTCTCTTGTAATTTCCTCTCTATTGATGTCCAACTTTCTTTGTTCCATCTCCTCTACGAGTTCTTATAACATTCCTTTCCAGTCTTCTGTCCATAGATTGTCCATATGCATTCTTTACTATGACTGAAAATATCTTCCATGCTACTAAACTCAGAGAAACAGTTGAAACAACTACGGTTGCTAAATAGAGTGGTGTCTTAACAAAAGATTTATAACGGGCTTCTTCAACGCTAATGATAGCTTTTGTACTTTTCTTATTGTGTATCTTGTACTCATTATAAACATAATTGTTAATATCCACTTCATAAGTTCCAAAATCAACAGGTCCTCCTATGTCCTCAGGTGTCTCCAGAAGTTCTTTAATACATTGCTTGTAACATTCTTTATCATACTCAGTTATAAACAATTTCTTGCTCAAACCCATATTATCTGCAACTATAAATCTCTTCCAAAGAGGTAATTGAACTAACCATTCACTCGCCCCACTCCAATATCTCAACTGGTGCAAAGCATTGATTTGATTAGGATTTGCAAGAAGAAATACTATGTGCTTAGCATTTGGTTCCCACAATGTGTTCAAATCCGACCTCGTACAAAAATCTCTAAATTGATTAATAATTCCTGACCTGTCAACTTTAAGTGTGTGTGCCTTGACTCTTTTAGCCTTACATTGTTCATATGATCCATCTTCCACACCCAAACTGTGCGAGAATGTATAGGTGGGAGGGGTCATATTTTTGCCAAAAATTGCCTTTTTGACTTTACCATACTTACTGCTAAAGTACCCATACCATGTCTGTTCTTCTTCACTACTTTCATAATCAGATATAATGTCAAACTCATCTCCGTCCGAATCCAATTCGCATGGTTCTTCTTCTGAATCAGAATCTTCACTCTTCATTTGACCTTTAACAGGTTTTGGAGGTCTATTTCTATTCCTCTTTCTTGGCATCATAGCTTGAAGTGGTGGAAAATTATCTTTAACTGGAGGTATAGGTATTGGTTCTGGATCCGGAGCCATTTTAAAAACTCCGTCCTTCTGCTTCAAAAACTTAGCTTGTTTCCCATTGCTAGCTCTTATCTCAAATTTTCCTTTCTTTGGCTCGTTCTTAACATAAGGTTTAAG